GGAGAGAGGACAAGCGGCGCCCCTAACTTTCTGCAAGGTAACTTTTATAGGGGGGTTCGTCCAAAATAGGGAATTCCCTGAACGCAAGACGCAAAAAAGGACATGTCATGACTGCTCGAATTCCGGTTGAGGTTCACGCGATACACGGAACCAAAGGAACAAAAATGGGAACCAAGCTGCCTGAGCAAATCAAGCAAAGGATTCCATTTGCGGAGTGGGCGCAAAACCCAAGCGCTTTCAATGCGGCTAAGTTTGTCGAAGAGACTGCCGAATATTTGTATCAGGTTTACGGGATTGGTAGCGCTCAAGATCGGCATACGCTGATCATGCTTGCTGACCAGCTCCAGATCTACGTTAATGCTCGGCAAGAAATGCTAACTGGGGAGCTAGTGGTTTACACGAACGGCGGTAAAACCGCTGCACCAAATCCGCATATCGCAATCGCTAATAATGCGGTTATTCACGCGATTAAGCTGATGAACGAATTAGGCTTAACGCCTAAATCTAGACTGGCAACCAACAAGACAGAAGATAAAAAGATAAACGACTTTCTAAGCGGGCCTAAATTCGGAACATGAAACTAGAAGATGGGATTGGGTATGCGGCAGCGGTAGCGAAAGGCGAGATCAATGCTTGTCGAAACGTTCGGTTAGCTTGCCAGCGTTTTCTAAATCATCTTGAAAACAAAGAGTGGGAATGGGTATTCGATCCTGGGCCAGTTAATCACTTCTTAGAGTTCACAAGCCTTTGCCGGCATGTAAAGGGCCAGTGGGCTAATCAGCCTGTAAGCCTTGAGCCTTTCCAGATACTCATCATCTGCGCGATCTATGGATTCCGTCTTAAGCGGGATCGGTCTAAGCGCATGGTTCAGGATGTCATTGTTTACATTCCGCGCAAAGCTGGAAAGTCAACGCTTACCGCTCTCATCGCTCTTTACGAGCTTGCCTTTGGCGATGCCGGCGCAGAGGTCTACACAGTCGCGACTAATCGAGATCAAGCAAGCATTGTTTTCACTACCGCTAAGGGTTTCGTCGAAACTATGCCCCGAGAGGTTTCTAGCCTTTTCGTGTTGGGTAAATTTACGATAGTAAAGAACGGCGACTCTCAATCGGTGTTCAAAGCGCTCAGCAGGGATACTAAGCGAACGGGTGACGGGCTCAACCCTTCTTGCGCGATCATCGACGAGGCTTCTCAGATCGTCGACAGGAATACGATTGAGGTTTTGCACTCCGGCATGGTAGCGCGAGCGAATCCGTTGCGGCTATATATAACCACGGCTTCTTTTACACGCGACACAAAGTTCTTTGAAGATCTCCAGGTGATGGAGCATATCCTTCACCAAGACGTACCGGATAACCCGCGATGGTTTGGTTTGCTTTATTCGCTAGATGCTGGCGACGATTGGCGAGACCCGACGGTTTGGCATAAAGCTAATCCGATGCACAATATCTCGGTCTCACACGATGCGATTGCCGCGCGATGTGAAGAAGCCAAGATTAAACCGGCGGCGCTCAACGAGTTTCTCTGCAAAACATTAAACGTCTACGTTTCAGCCGAAACCGCGTGGGTAGACAGATCGCACTGGGATCAAGCTGTGGGTCTTACAGACCGTGAGCCCGAAGCGGTATTTATCGGTTTTGACTTAGCAGCAACGCGAGATCTAAACGCCGTTTGTACGCTTAAGCGTTATGCCGAGGATGACTACGAAGCCGAGTGGAAGTTCTTTTTACCCGAGGATGGGTTTGATTTATTGCCAGCGCATTACCAGGATATTTTTAGACAAGCCATTAATTCGGGGATTTTGCATCTGACCGAAGGCAATGTTATGGACGACCGCGAAATTTCGGAGTATATTTTGGGGCAAAGCCAGAAATACGACGTTCGTGAGGTTGGCTACGACGCATATAATGCGGCTGCGCTGGTTGCGCGACTATACGAAGCTGGAATGCCGGTTAAAAAAGTTGGGCAGGGTATGGCGGTACTTTCTAACCCTTCCAAGCATGTAGAGCGGCTTATTCTGGGCCATAAAATCAAACACGATGGCAACCCGTTTTTAGGCCACCAATTGGGAAACTGCGAAGTGTTTGTGGATGTGCAGGGCAACATCAAGGTCAAGAAGGCCGGAGTTGACCGTCATGCGAAGGTCGACGGGATCGTTGCCCTCATAATCGCCATGCACTGTAGCTTAGACAATCCGATGCCGTCTGAATCATACGGATTCAGAGTCTTTTAGGGCTAAAAATGGGCATATTCGACAGATTCCGCAAGAAACCAACCCAAAATGAGTCGAATTCGTTGTTCGGCAACACCGTTCTTGGCAACAACGTTATGTTGCGAGGTAAGGGGCAGGGCTACGGATCTAACCAGCTTCTCTATGTAACTACCTCTGCTGTCAACGAAGCTGGGCGTTCATTAGATATTACAACGCTTGCCAGAAACTCGACAGTCATGGCTTGCGTGGGAACTAAGGCTAGAGCGCTTGCACAACTGCCTGTAAAGATCATGTCTCGGCAGGGTGACGGTACTTTGGTCGATACGCAGACGGAACCTGGGGTTCCAGAGCGGGAAAAAAACCGCGCAAAGTCGATTCTTAACTTGCTTGCTCAGCCTAATAACTTTCAGAGTCAATACGAGTTTTGGTATCAGTTCACAATGTGGCATGAGCTGGCCGGCGAGACTTTTGTATTACTTTGGAGAAAGAACGAAGCCGATCCGCAACAGGTTCCGCTTGAAGTCTACGTTCTTGATTCGACGCTAATTGTTCCGCGTATCTCCGAAACGAGATACCCGTTTTATACGCTTACAAGCTCTTCTTACGGGTTTAACAAAGACGAGCCCTTGCAATACTTCCAGGTTATGCACGTTAAGAGCGAGCCTTGGCAGGGCTCCTCTTCGTTTAACCGCTTGCAAGCTGTCGAGCTCATTTCGCTCGATCAGGATATTGATCTTTACTCTAACTTCATCATGCTCAACGGCGCAAAGCCTTCTGGCTTATTCCGTACCGAGCAAGTCATACCCGATTCAAAGTTCAAAGAGATTGCAGCGCGGCTAAAAGAAGCATGGACGAACATGCTAAACAGCCAGCCCTCAGACTTGAGTAAGCCTGGGCAGTCAATGCTATTAGACCAAGGTATGATGTACGAAAGTATCAAGCCTTTGACGCTGCAAGATGTAGACGCACGAGAGCTGAAGAAACAGACGATGGCGCGGATTGCTGGCTTATTCGGCGTTCCTCCGGCGATGATCGGCGTGGGTGAGGCCAAGTTTAACAACACGCAAACCATGCTTGACGAGTTCTACAAGTCAACAATGATGCCGTTCATCACGAACATTGAGCAGAAGTTAAAGACAAGTCTTCTTGGTGGCTATCCAAATCTGTATGTGCAGTTTCAGACGCAGGATTTCCTCAAGGGCGCTCCGCTGGATCAGATGAACTATGTTGTGGCAGGGGTTAAGAATGGAATTCTCACGCCTAACGAAGCTAGAGACTATCTTGGGCTTGATAGCGTGGACGATGGTGATTCTCTGCTTGCTGCCGGTGGCGTTGATAAGCATATTCCCGGCTCTTCGCCGCAGGATACTGGCGGTGGCGGCAATTTTAAGGTCATAGGCAAGACTGGGCGAGCTGGTAATGCTTAAAGATGTTTTGAAGCGGTTAAAGGAACAGGCTGACAAGAGAAAGCCGAAGCCTAAACCCGAAGATGGGAAAATGAAGGAAAAGGAACCGATACATGGCTAAGCACATTCAATTCTTCACCGAGGCAAAGGTTGAGCTGGGCCGTATGGCTGATGAGGCAACTGGCGAACCTACCGGAGAGATCGAGGCAACCCTGACAACCTGGGGCGCAAGAGAAGGCGCAGACGGGCGCAGATTTTTTTATACGCCAGCAGCTTTTGAGATGTGGCACGAAGGCTGGATGGAAGCCGGCAGACCGCTCCCAATGTACTTCCAGCACAGCTCAGACATGATGCCCGTGGGCGAGTGGTCAAAGTTCGACATTACCGACGAAGGCATGACCGGAACCGGGAAACTTTTCCTGAATACCACGGCAGGATCGGATCTTTATACGATCATGAAGGAATCGCCGCGCATGGTCGGTGGTGTCTCTGTTGGTGCTTACGCTGATGAATACCAAATGGTCGATGAGAACGGCGAACCTACAGACGACCCTGACAGCTTCTTTCAGATCATGAAAGGCGGATTGGCTGAGGTTTCGATTGTGATGAACCCCAACAATCCCAAAGCCGAGATCTCAAGACTTGAATACTGGATGGGGGATAAACCAAACCCCAGAACCATTGAAAAGGCTCTGCGTGATGCTGGGCTTTCTCGAAAGGATGCAGCCGCTGCATCCGGCTTGTTGAAGTCGATCATAGAGCAGCGTGACGCTGCCGTGACAACTTCTCAACCCGCTAATCCGAGTGAGTCGGACGCAGCGGTGAAACTGCTGGAGGCGCTCCAATACCGTGAGCTGCTAAAGGCAATCGCAACCCGATAAAGGAACCATCATGCTTGAAAAAGTCATTGAAAAACTAGATGCAATCGAAGCATCTAACGCTGCAAAACTTGCTGAAACCGCTGAGGCTGTAAAGACTCAAGTTACCGAAGCTGTTCAGGCAGTCAAAGCAGAAACCGAGCAAAAACTTGCCGCTTTCGAGGCAAAAATTGCCGCTCCTTCCATCATTCGCCCCATCCACAAAACGGTTCGTGGCGAGGCAAACCGTCGCTTCCGCGATGTGCTCAAAGAGTACATGAAGGGCGGCAATCAGGTTGAGCGTGAAGTAAAGATCTTTGAATCGGTCGATCAGTTCGACGGGTATATCAAAGAAGCATCTGCGCTTACCGCTTCTGGTTACGATGTTGGTGGCCGTACTGCTTACGATCCCGTGTTTGCGGCTAAGCGTCTTGCAAACCCGATGATGGATCTTTCCCGCATCGTCGCAACTGATGGTTCAGCCTATCAGTTCCGCGTCAAGACCGGAAACGCTGGTGCTCAGTGGGGCTATACGGTGCAAAATAACGGTGCATCCACGACTGAAGCAACGTCGATTTGGCAGGTGATCCTCAAAGACTTGAACGCACAGTTCCCAATCAGAACTGCTGCGCTTGATGATATTGACGGTCTTGAGCCCAACGTTGTTGACGATATGCTGCTTGAGTTCCAACAAGCGATGGCAACTTCGATGGTTCAGAACAACGACCAATCGGGAACCGGAACCTCGGTATCGACTGGCGGTGCTGATGGTCTGCGCGGTTTGGATCAATATGGCGGTGCAAATGCAACCTACACGGGCGGCACAGTTTCCACGGCTTCTTTCGGAACCTCGGGAACCGCAACCACGAACGGTTTGCACAGCCTTGCAACGTATGACCAGCTCACCACAAACGCAAACACTGTTGGTGCAAATAACATCGTCTATAAAGACGTTGTGAATTTCATCTACAGCTTGCCACAGCAATACTGGACCCCGACAGCTCGCTTCATGATTAACCCAATCTTGTTGCAGGGCATCCGTGGTTTGGTTGACGATCAGAAGCGTCCGATTTACATCGACGGTCTGAGCCGTGACGATGGCATCGTTGGTAAGTTGCTTGGCTTTGATGTGGTGGTTAACAAGTACGTTGATAATCCTTCTCAGCCCACAACCGGCGCAGCAGGTACAACGAGCTATTACCCCATGTATTTTGCTGACTGGCAGTTGTTCCACACCATCGTTATGCGCTTGAGCATGGTTCTGCGTCGCTACGATCAGACGACCCCAGGCTCGATTACGTTCTACGGCGAGACTCGCGCAGCCACATCTGTGCGCGATCCTAACGCTGGCGTACGTTACCGTTCCACTGGTACTGCGGCTTAATTTAAGAGGGCGAAAGCCCTCTCCCTCTATGGAGAGACTATGAGACAGGTAATTTTAGAAGGGCTTAAGCAGGCTCTCCACGAGGGCAAAGCGACGGTGAACCTCGCTGAAGCCTCAGCCCTCACGGGCTCGGGCTCCGGCGTTGGTGGCCGCGTCTATAACGAAGATGTATTTGCAAGTCTGCGTTATTGGAACCCTTTCCGGGTTTACGCTAACCAGACCATGACCGCAGATTCGGATATTCAGTTCACGGTCAAGACTGGTAACGCTGCCAACAGCACAAACCCTTGGGGCTACACGGTCAACGCTAACAGCGGATCGCCCAACATTGCCACAAGCATTTGGCAGCTTCCGATGCGCGTTATTTCGGCTCAGATGCCTATCCGCGCGGCAGCGATGGACGACATCAACGGTCTTGATGCAGCTTTAGCTGAAGATCTTGCAATGGAATTCAGCCAGATCGAAGCCGCGTCGATGGCTACCAATGACGATCAGGCAGGATCAACCACGACAAGCACAGGCGCGACCAATGGTCTGCGCGGTCTTAAGATGTACGCAGGAACAGCGGGTTCTACGGCGGCTTACGGTAGTTCAGGAACGTCAATAACTAACGGTATTCACACGCTTAACACGGTCGGCTATACGCATAGCGGCGGCATTGAGTGGGAAAGCCTTGTTGATGTTGCTAACGCTCTTCCAGGTCAGTTTTGGAGAATGCCCGGAACGGCGTGGATGATGCACCCAACAGCGCTGCAAACCCTTCGCAAGTACACGCACGGCGGCAACTCCTATACGTTAGTTGAAACCGGCGAGGAAGGCGAAGGCCCAGGTGTAAACATCATGGGCTGGCCGGTTATTGTGAATCCGTACTTAGATGCTCCCGCTGTTGGCGCTTCTCCGATCTATCTTGCAAATTGGCCTCGATTCTTTTGGATCGTTGACCATTCAGAGATGACGCTGCAACGCATGGAACAGACGCAGCCTGGAACAATTACGGTGTACGCTGAGAAGCGTTTGGTCTCGACTGTGCGTGATGTAACCGCTGGTGTTCGTTTGATCGGAACCTAACATGCCAAGCCAACTGCAAGGTAATTTCGGAGCGGGTTCTAGAAACCCGTTCAACTACTCGAAGGTCATTCAAAGTACCCGAGATCCGGTTACGCAATGGCTTACGCTCGACGAAATCACCAACCAGCTCAATTTGTTTGCGGATGAATCTCAAGACGAGTTTTTGTCGCAGCTTGAGCTGGCAGCTCGGATGGCAATTGAGGATTATTTAGGTGTTCCAATCTTCAATGTAACGTATCAGGCTTCGTACTTGATCTCGGGTTTGATGGCGGCTCCGGTTTCGCTAGATCTTCCCGAGGTTTCGCAAAACGGCGTGACGATCAACTGGGTCAAGTATTACAACGATCTAAACCCTCCGGTTCTCACGACAATTGCAAGCTCGCAGTATTACTATGACCCGACAGGGAACAAGTTAGTTCTTTTCGAGGTTCCTAATAACGTCAATACCTACATGACCGCTCCAATGCTTTGTCAGTACACGCTACAAGGCAGTGTTATTGGTCAGTATCCCGTGGTTAAGCAAGCTGGTCTTATGCTTCTTACGCATTTCTACAACAACCGGTCGGCAATCTCTGAGGCTAAGCAGTATCAGCTTCCTTGGGCGATTGACCAGTTGTTAAGACCATACAAAACTTTGGTGATGTGATGGTTTTACGCGTCGATCAAATCACCATCAACAATCTGACGTTTGGGCTTACCAATCTTGGCGAGCAGACAACGACGGAGACCGCATGGTTTCAGACGCGAGCAAAAACCAAGTCTGTACATAACCGCATTCGGACGCTTGAGAAGTTTCGGCAATACGACAACATGATTGAGTTCACGGTGAATTACACGCCCAATATGCGTACAATTTCCGATGCTCAAGAGGCTTACAGCATTTCCTTCCGAGACAAGTCTTGGCGGATCGCTGAGGTTTACGAGCATGATGATCGGCAGTGGGTGACGTTCACTTGTTACCGTAACGAACCAACGGTTGCAGTCTGATGGGCCAGAATTCAGCCGTTACTTATGCTCAAGCGATACAGGCGCAGCTAACGACGGTTTGCACACCCACGCCGGTTTATGCTGTGTTCAACCGCAACTTTGCAACCGAGCCGACGTTTGTTACTTGGCAGCTAAGAGATGTTCATCAGCCGGTTTACACAGGGCCGCAGTCGGTCAAGGGTATAGATCGACCTGTCTTTCAAGCGACAGTTTTTGCTCAGCAGATGGCGAACTGTTACTCGAAGGCTCAGCAGATTGTCGATGCGCTCCACGGCTATCAGGGAACATTTGGCGGCTTATTTTTTGTGGCAAAAGTAGACGTTGATTGGCTTTTCCACACATACGATAATGACAGCAAGCTACACCAGATTGTTTTAGATTCAACTTTGGACATTCCTTCGTGAGGTGAAAAATGGCTCTCCCTAATAAAGTTTTACCCGGCTTTTCAGCCTCTCTATACTGCCAGCCGGGGGCTGCTCCAACTCCTTTAACGACTGCCAACCTTAGCGTTTACGCGTCGGTTTCGGCTATTGCAGTTTCTGCTCAGCTTGTACCCGTTGAAGCAATTCCTGCTTTTGGTCAAGATGATGCGGTCGCTAACTTTTCGGTTGCTGGTTCGCGTCAGTCTGACAAGATCCCGGTTCAGTCTGCGCCAACTTCCATGACTGTCGTGGCCGCATGGAACCCATCAGACACAAACCTTCTTTTGCTCCGAGCAGATGCTTACAACGGTACGATTGACCGGACTTTTGTAATTGCCGCCACAGACGGAACCAATTACGTCTATTACGCCTTCAATGGCCGTGTATCACAGTGGACGATTGACCCCGCTCCTGGCGCAGAAGCTCAGGTTACTTTCACGATTCATCCGCGAGGCAATCAATATGGCTGGTCAAACAACACTTGATGAATTAGTAGCGCTGATGGCGGAATTCAGGGGTGACCTTCATGCAATGGCAAAAGGGCATCCCTTTACCTTACAAGAGGTGGATGCCGCCCTACAGGAAGCCAGCCCCGGCGGTGCCGAAGCAGTCTGTCTTTCAGTGTTGAGAGCCCATGCAAAGAGCGAGTGATGATTTGCTGGCTTACTTAGTCACGCAAGCCCAAACCGGTTCCAAAAACTGGTTTGGGTATCCTCAACAACGGCTTATCAACATTAGTCTTTGCCACAAAATGGCGGAGAATCATGCGCCAGATATGACACCAGACGAAGTTGTTAATTATGTGATTCGTCTTAACGATCTAATTTTCAAAAAGATCGTGACCAATGGGAAAGATTGAGGTTAAGGGCTTCCGAGAGTTTGAGGATTCGCTTTTAGAATTAGCTCAAGAGTTCGGCACGACCAAAGCCCGTCGGTCTTTACTTCCAGGTCTTAAGTCTGCGATGGAGCCCGTAAAAGCGGCAATCCGCGCAAGAGTTCCTGTCGATACTGGAAAGCTGCAACTCAAAGTTCGCAACGGCGCAAAGGTTGCAACGCGTAAAGACAAGTCTAAAAAGTATCTTAGCCGCGATACAGTTGCTTTCGGGTTTGTCGATGTTGGCGTTGGCTACAGGGATGCTAAAGGCGAGTACAGGCCGGCAGCAGAGGCTATAGAATTCGGTACGGCAGAAGTTCCTGCTAGGCCGTTTATACGAAACAGTTTCCAATCAATGGCAAGCTCCGCGCTTGATCGGTTAGCGTCTCTCATGAGCGCTCACATGGATCTTTGGGCGGCAAAACAACGAGCAAAGGTTAGAAAATGAGATTACAAGACAAGTTTGGTTCTTCGTTTCAAAGACAGAAATACGCAGACATTGATTTCGCTGGTCACGCGCTAAAGGTCTATCTTCCTACCAGGAAGGAAATGCTTGAGCTTGAAAGCAAGATTAAAAACCCTCCTGATGCTTTGCTAGAACAGGAATACACAAAGCTAGTCGATACGTTCGAAAAGCTCTACAAGATCAATAAGACCGTAGAGGTTGAGCGTAAAGACGATGACATTGTGGTTGATGGGCGAAGCCTAAAAGAAGCATCACGCTACAAAGCCCAAGAGATTATGCGCGAGATTGCGCTTATCAACTTAGTTGGTTTTGAGGAAGGGCAAGAGCTTTTCGCGCTGTCGTACGAAGATATTTCCGAAGCCTTCTCGCCAGCGCAGATTAAGCATTTAACCGAGCTCATCGAAAAGGCAGTAAACCCAGACTATAAGGAAGTCGAAAAAAACTAAAGCGGTCACTATATCGGCAGATTCGGGCGGCAATGATCTTTAACGGTCAGTCTCCCGAGGTCATAGAAAGCCTTGATGTAGTGACCACGCGAGAGTTAGAATTGATGTACCGCGATGGCATGATTGGCGCGAGACAAAACTTAATGTTGATCTCGCATCTGATGGCAATTGTTTATAACGCGCTGTCTAAAAACCCGATCAAGAGCCGTGAGTTTTTCCCGCATCTGGAGGAGTATTTCATCCCTCCAAACTATATGACAAGACAAGAGCGAGACTTCCTGGCGTTTACAAGTTTGCCGGGGTTCAAGTCAGAGTTTTTAGACATTTTAGGGGGAAACAATGGCCGGTAAGCTAATCGCAGCTTTGCAAGTCGCGCTAGGCCTAGAGAGCGCAAAGTTCGTTCAAGAGATTGACAGGGCCAAAGCCAAAACCCGCGAAATGAAAGTCAGTGTCGATGTTCTCGGCACTGCGATGGGCGCTCTACGCAGCCCGATGTTACTAGCCGCCGCTGCCGCTGGAACATTTGCAACCTCTTTCTTCAAGGCGGCGGATGCGGTTAACGACTTCGCTGAAGGCTCCGGTTTAGCGATTGAGGAAGTCTTAGCTCTGCAAAGCGCAATGGTTCAATCGGGGAAAGAAGCTGATAACGCCGCGCAGATGTGGGATAGGTTCTCGGTAACGCTTGGCGCTGCCGCTGATGGTCAAAAAGAACAAGCCGATCTGTTCAAAGAATTGGGCGTAAGTATTGCCGACGCTGGTGGTTTGTTAAGACCCGAGATTGACATCTTCCGAGACTTAACAGCAGTTCTTTCCGGTATGAGCGCTGGCGCGGAACGCGCTCGATTACAAGTTCAGCTTTTTGGAAAGCAGTTTGGCAATCTTGATATTTCCAAAATTGACCAGCTATCTCGAAACACCGATAAGTTCTCAGGCGAAGCCAAGAAGGGTGTATTAGCTATCGGTGAGATAGGCGACGCGATAGACCAGATGACCGAGAAGGCAAAGATCGGTTTTCTAACGCTGATGGGCAAAGCGCGTGACGCGTACACAGGTATCAAGAAGTTTCTCGGCTTTGGCGAGGAAGAGGCTCCAGCCCAAGCTCCAGTTCTAGGTGTAACTCAAGGCGGCAGGCAGTCAGGAACAAGGGTAAAGGCTGTAAAAGACTCGGGCGCGGAGTCTGCTGCAAAAGCGCTCAAGACTTATCTTGAAGGCTTAGACGCTCAAATACTTAAACTCAAAGAAGGCGAAGAAGCCGCATTACGGTTTGAAGCTGCAAAGCAGGGTGGCGCTGCTGGCGTTGCAAAGATGGAAGAGATCATCAAGCTACGCAGAGAAGAAGCTGAGCAACAAGAAGAGATGCAGCGGTTAGCCAAAGAAGCAAGCCAAGAGCTGGCCGCAATGGAAGATTCGCGCAAGATGAGGCTAGAGCAGATTGTCAAAGAATACGAAAAGCAGGTTGAGATTGAAAAGGAAAGCGCTCAAGTTATGCTTGATCTAGGCCAGCAGGCAGAGATCATGGCGAACAAACAATTAGAAGAAATGACGGCTAAAAAGAAGGGCAACGAAGAAGAACTAGAAATCCTTGAAGATCTTAGAGATGGGTATAAGTCTTTAGGGGCGACGATCATTGAGGCGTTTGCAACAGGCAAATCGGCGGCGGATGCCTTCAAAACTGCGCTTTCTTCGCTTTTACAGAAATTAGCGTCAAGATCGTTGGACAAATTCCTTGATGCGATCTTTAAGTCTGATGTAACCGGCGTTCCTTCTTTGTTTGAAAACTTTGCGTCGGGTTTGCCAGTTATCGGGAATTTATTTGGCAAGCGAGCTGGCGGAGGGCCTGTCTCCTCTGGAGCTCCGTATCTTGTCGGAGAAAGAGGGCCGGAGTTATTCGTACCAAGCTCTGCTGGTCAAGTTGTACCCAATTACGCGATGGGCGGCGCTACCACGGTAAACAACTACAACATCCAAGCAATTGACGTTAAGTCTTTTGAGGATCGTATCTTGGGAAGCTCTAAAGCTGTCTGGGCGGCTAACGCGTACGCAAACAAATCACTTTCGGTTAGGGGCAGAACATGAGCTTCCAAACGATCTTAGACATTAGCCAAACCATAACAGTTAATAACCGTCGAATGGTAGGCCAGCAATACTCAAGATCAGGGCAAGTTAGAACAGCGCTCTACGTTACTTCCGTTCCCTGGGTTTTTACTGTTAGGCCGCATTCTTTTCTTTACTATCCCCAAGTTCGAGATGTCATCCAGACCATTGATAATCTTGATAGACAAACAGCGGCAAATATAACGTTTAGCTCAACAAATCTTCAATGGTTTACGGCTTATCAAGGTCAGCTAAGCGGCGCTCAGGCAGCAGCGCTAACGCTTGCTTCTGTTCCGGCGGCGAATGCGACGACGATTTCAGTTGGTAACCTCCCTACTATTGCAAGCTCTACGATTGTCTTTAAGGCCGGTGATTTTATTCAGATCGGAAACTATCCTTACAAAGTAACCGCTGAAGTTCTGCGAGGTTCGGGGTCGACGGTTAGCGTAACAATTCACAGGCCGATAATTGGAACACCATCAACGGGAACTCTTACGGCTGTCGGATCTGCTTGTACATTCAATGTCGTTGCCGAAGTTTGCCCAACCTACACGCTCAAACCCATGACCAACGGCGCTTTTGTCGATTGGGATAATGACTTCGTTTTTAGGGAGTTTGTACAGTGACAACTCCAATGACCGCGTTATCTTCCTCGACGATAACGCACAGTGAATTCGTAAGGCTAGTTACAAGCACGAACACTTATACGTTTTGTTCTGCTGCCGCATCCATCACGGTTTCGGGCATTACGTTTACAGGGTTAGGCAGCCTTCTTTCTGTTGGCGACGTTCAGAGAGACTTAAAGGCAACCTCTGATGACATGCTTATAACGTTGATCGGTATAGACCCAACAAACGTTGCTCTAGTTCTTGCAAATAATATTAAGGGCTCAACCGTTGAGATCTGGCGCGGCTTCTTTGACTCTAACTATCAAATCATCACAAGCCCAACCACTCAGTTTTTTAAGCGCTACCAGGGCATCGTTAACAGCGTAAGCCTGAATGAAACCTTTGATGAAAACAACCGATCACGAACGGTTGCCTGCTCAATTGCTTGCGCTTCTTTCCGTACGATCTTAGAGAATAAGATCTCAGGAATAAGAACGAATCAAAATACATGGCGAGCGCTTTACTCAACAGATGCAAGCATGGATCGGGTGGATGCAATTGCGGGGCAATACTTTGACTTTGGATCGCCTCCAAAGGGTGGCGGTTTGTCTGATCCTAATTCTGGAGATCAACCTAATGTTTATGAGCAAGATCTAACTGGTATATGAGATACGCGACAAAATACGACATGCCTCATTTGGTTGAGATGATGAAGGCATACGCAAACGAAGCAGGCATAGAAACACTAAAAAACAACCAGAACGAAAACCACGTTCGATCTTTGTTTTATGAGATGTTGAAGGGGCGCGGCTTTGTTTTGGTAGACGATCAGCTTCGAGGATTTATAGCTGCTTACATCACGAGAAACTTTTGGAACAGTAGCGTCAGAGAATTACACGAGGTTGCTTGGTGGGTAGACCCAGAGTATCGAAGTACATCAATTGGCGGAAAACTCTGGTTAAGGTTTAACAAGCTAGCTCAAGATTTGTTAGACCAAAAAAGAGTTCAGATTGTCTGTACAAGCCTTATGCCTACAAGCCCAGAGATTGATTACACACGATACAAATTCAAGCCATTGCAAGCAACATTTTTTAGAGAGTAGATCATGCCAGCCTCGATCATTGTCGCCGGATTAGTTGAAACAGGTGCATTTGCAGCGGGAAGCCTTGGCGCAATGGCGGCTACGGCTGCGATCAGGCTTGCAACCTCGGTTGTTGTTAGCAGGGCATTTGGAAATAAAAACTCAAACGCTATAGATCCTGGCTCTCGGCAGCAATTACCACCAGCGGCGAATCTTTCTATTCCGATAGTCTACGGCGATGCTTATCTTGGCGGGAATTTTGTTGATGCGGTTCTATCTACCGATCAAAAAACGATGTATTACGTTCTGGCAATTTCAAGCATTAGCGCGAACGGCCAGTTTTCTTTTGACACAACTGATTTTTGGTACGGCGATAGGCAGATTACTTTTGATACAACAGATCTGACGAAAGTCGTTTCGCTTACTGATGGCAGCGGAAACCCGCAAACGAACATCAACGGTTACATGTACATCAACTTGTACACGTCAACCAACGCGGGGGTTATCACGCCAATCAATGGATCTGCTCCAAGCGTTGTAATGGGCGGATCAGACATTAGCGCATCGTTACGCTGGCCTGCTTCTGGCCGGCAGATGAACGGATTGGCTTTTGCTATTGTCAAACTGATTTACAACCGAGATGCAGGAACGACGGGTTTGGAGCCCCTGACGTTCAAATGCTCGCAATACCTAAACGGAACGGGCGCGGCAAAGCCTGGGGATGTTTGGTATGACTACATGACAGACACGAGGTACGGCGCTGGCATGACGGGCTTGGTTGATTCTGCAAGCGCTGCTGCTCTCAATACCTATTCGGATGTTGTTCTTTCGTTCACAAACTCATCTGGCGGAACAAGTACGCAGCCCAGGTACAGGATCAACGGCGTTCTAGATACGGCTCGGCCAATCTTAGAAAACGTCGAGCAAATTATTGAGGCTTGCGACTCTTGGATGACCTACACGGCTGCTACCGGCCAATGGTCTGTTGTCGTTAACAAGGCTGAGACATCTTCGTTTTCTTTTAACGATACAAACCTTATTGGCGACATAAGAGTTAGTACAACAGACATCAATCAGCAGATCAATCAGATAGAAATTGAATTTCCAAGCAAAGACGCAAGGGATCAGCCTGATTTGGTTTATATGGCGCTTTCGTCTGGCTTGTATGCAAACGAGCCTCCGAATCGAGAAACCTACAAAATGGAGATGGTTAACGATTCGGTTCAGGTTAAGTATCTTGCAAACCGTAGGCTTTTGCAGTCACGCGAGGATCTGCTCGTTTCTATAACTGCTGCCTATCCAGCCATTCAGGTAGATGCTGGAGACGTTGTAGATATTACAAACGCAGACTACGGATGGACGAACAAGCTCTTTCGTGTTTTCAAGGTTAACGAAGCGACCACGCCAGATGGAGGTCTTGGCGCAACGCTTGATTTAGTTGAGTACGCTGCAAGCGTCTACGCAGACCCTCCGCCGGGAACCATTACGCAGTATTCAGAAGCTCCGCCATCTGGTATTCCTTCTTCGCAATACATTTCCGCTCCGGGAACGCCAGTTCTTTATAACGTTGCTCCTTATGCTCCTGCTCCATGCGCTGATCCTCCAGTTTTTAGCTTCTACTCGGATGCTCCCGCTACAGGCCGGGTTTCCCTCATGTCGCTGTACTACACAACGGTTGCAACGCCAACTAATAGCGATTGGAGCTTAATAAAAACATCTAGAACATTAGACGGAACTCCATTTAATCCGAATGTATCTGTGGTGTTTACAAACATCACGCTTCCTTCTGGAACGTACTATTTCCGAGCGATTGCTAGCAATGAAAGCGCTTCATCTGTTAGCGGAACCTCCTCGGCATATGTTTGGGATACAAGCGTAAGAACGGTAACGCTTACCTCTACCGCTGTTCAATTTATAACCTCATCTGCTGGCGTTATTTCCCCAGCTTCTATAACTTTCACGGCCGCAAGTTCGCTTAGCTCGCCAACGTGGGCATGGCGAGTAGATGGGGTTCTTCAGGCATCAACAACAAATACGTTTGTTCTTTCGGCGTTCGCTCCTAGTACAGCAAAAACAATATCGGTTACTGCCACGCAGGGTAGCTGTACTGCTTCAAATTCAATGATTATTTCAAGCATCAGCGACGGAGCCGTAGGCCCAACCGGTCCCGCCGGCGGTCCAACCGGCCCCACGGGTCCGATCGGTCCAACCGGTTCCGGAAGCGGCCCCACGGGTCCCACCGGTGCCACCGGCGCTGCTTCCACAGTCGCCGGCCCCACAGGTCCTACCGGTGCCACCGGCCCATCCGTTACGGGCCCAACAGGGGCAGCGTCTACCGTCCCCGGCCCCACAGGTCCTACCGGTGCTCAAGGAAATATTGGCGCTACAGGCGCAACCGGCGCTCAAGGCCCAACCGGTGCCACCGGTCCGGTTTCCACCACTCCCGGCCCCACGGGTCCCACCGGCCAACAAGGCATGGCCGGCCCTACTGGTCCCGCCTCAACAGTCGCTGGCCCTACCGGTCCGACGGGTGCCCAAGGCAATGTCGGCGCGACAGGGCCACAGGGAAATATCGGCCCTACCGGTCCGCATGGCGCTGCATCAACCGTCCCCGGCCCTACCGGTCCTACCGGTGCCGGTGGCCCTACCGGTCCGGCTTCTACAGTCCCCGGTCCCACGGGTCCAACCGGTGCCGCCTCCTCTATCGCCGGTCCAACGGGTCCCACTGGTGCCGCCTCTACGGTTCCCGGCCCCACGGGTCCGACCGGGGCCTCTGGCCTTTCGATCACCGGTCCCACCGGCCCACAGGGTAACGTTGGCCCCACGGGTCCCCAAGGCATACAAGGAAATGTCGGGCCCACGGGTCCCACAGGCATTCAGGGAAATGTTGGCCCTACCGGGGCGCAAGGTGCTCAGGGCCCCACAGGTCCTACCGGTGCCGCCTCGACCGTTCCCGGCCCTACCGGTCCGCAAGGCGCTACAGGCCCAACCGGAAGCAACGCAACCCCTGGCGGCGTAAACACAAGCATTCAATACAACAATTCCGGCGCTTTTGGCGGCTCGGCTGATTTCACTTGGAATGGATCGACGCTGTTTGCAAAAGGCGATGTCAAACTCCAGAAGAACATCCCTGAGATCTTGTTGAGGTCGTCCGGTGATGTAAAGCAATATTTCATAAGCGCAAACATCAGCGACACAGTTGATGGCGGCGTTGTCATAGGAGCTGGAGCTAGCGTCAATAGCGGAACCGCATACTTTACGGTTACTTCTGCTGGCAATGCTGTTTGCGCTGGCGTTTACTCGCAAACCGTAGGCGGAACGAACCGAGACGTTTATGTAGACAACACGGGGTTGATTGGTTACGTCAGCTCATTACGCGAAACGAAAACGCAAATCGCAGAGATGCCAGACTGTTCTTGGCTTTACGCTCTCAATCCGGTTACGTTTTTTTATAGAGCAAAAGATAAGGATGGCAACCTAACCGATGAAAAAGATGGAGAGCTTGCATATGGTTTGATTGCGGAAGATGTTGAGATCGTTAATCCCGATTTGTGTTATTACGATATTGTTGACGGGAAAAAAGAGCTTCGCGGCATCAACTATTCAAAACTTATTGTTCCGCTTCTCAAAGAGTTAAAACGTCTCAATGAGATTGTTGCTAAACTTATAGATAAGCCATAAAATAAAAAAAAGACAAGATAGCCACCCGTTTAGCTGAGAGTGCTTGGCGAACGTCAATTTACCGAGTGAGGGAACATGGCGATCTTCAACAAGAATACGCTGACACAGGTTAGCGGATTCGACAATCAAATTATTGCCGGTGAGCTGGTATACAACCAGAAAACTTACTGGAATCTAACGCTTAATAATTCCGACGGTACGCCGCGCAATCTGACGGGCGCTACTATCACAAGCCAAATTATCCGGCGACAGCTCTCAAACGTTCGTGACTCTCGATATGGGCTTACGTTTGACATAGCTGACTACACGCCGCCTCCGTCTCCTGTAAGCCTAACGATTACCAATCAGAATCTTTCCGGCGGATCGTTTACTTTAGTAATTGACGAATCGGCGTGGTCTGTTCTTTCGACCGATACGCAACTTGATATAAACGCTTCTAACCCTGTCGGGTTCTCTGGGAATATTACTGTCGCATTACCCGCAAGCGGTACGACTCCGGCGCAAGATCTCATCATCTTCTTGCTATTTTTGGTTCGCTCTGACGGAGTTACAAATTGAGTACGACAGTTACAGGCGCAAATCAGATTACGTTAACAATTGACCAAGGCGTAATCGGCCCCACCGGTCCCCAGGGGCCCGCCGGAGGCCCCACAGGCCCCACCGGTGCTACTGGGGCTCCAGGCTCTCCTGGCGGTCCGACCGGTCCTACCGGTGCCACGGGTTCCGCGTCTACCGTTCCTGGCCCGACAGGTCCCACCGGTGCCGCCGGAGCCTCGGTTACTGGCCCAACCGGTGCTCAGGGTAGCGCTGGCGCTACGGGTCCTACTGGTCCGGCGGGCAGCGGAACAAACATTTCCGTTAGTAATGCGGGGGTTCAGATCACATCCGGGCTTACGTCTCTGAATGTGACGGGCCCGGGCGCTACGGCTACGGCAGTTGGTGGTGATGTTACGGTTACTGTGTCTGGTGGCGGCTCGGCAGGCCCTACCGGTCCAACCGGTGCCACCGGTCCCACGGGCGCTTCTATTACAGGCCCAACGGGAGCCGCTTCCACGGTTCCCGGCCCTACAGGTCCCCAAGGCAGCGCTGGGGTGGCTGGCCCAACGGGTCCCACCGGCGATGCTTCCACGGTTCCAGGCCCTACGGGAAGTACAGGCCCTACCGGGGCTTCTGTTACCGGCCCCACCGGTGCTACCGGTCCAACCGGTCCAGCGGGAGGCGGCGGTTCTGAGATTACCGTAAAAGACGAAGGAACGACGCTTACAACGAACGTAACGTCTTTTGACTTTACCGGAGCTGGCGTAACCGCTACGGCTGTTGGCGATGCTGTAACTGTGAATGTTTCCGCTGGCGCTGGGCCGACGGGACCCACCGGGCCGGCCTCTACGGTTCCAGGCCCGACTGGTGCTACTGGTGCCACTGGCGCTACCGGTCCAGCCGGCGATCCTTCTACGGTTCCCGGCCCTACTGGTCCGCAGGGCAATCAAGGAATTGATGGTCCGACGGGCCCTACCGGTGCCGCTTCTACCGTTCCTGGCCCGACCGGTGCCACCGGCCCCGTCTCGACAACTCCTGGGCCTACCGGTCCCACCGGCCCTGCCTCAGCTATCGGAACCGGCTTCCAAAGCTACAGTTATACCGGCGATGGAACAACAACAACGTTTGCTGCAACCGGCGGAATTACCGCTCTCTCAGTTATTGTTTTGGAAAACGGCGTAACGCAAGTTCCAACATCTGATTACACGGTTTCGGCTGGTAATGTGGTTTTTGGTGTTGCTCCAGCTTCGGGCGTGGGAATTAACATCAGGGTTCTTGACGGGTATCAGGGCCCAACCGGTGCCACCGGCCCATCTGGAACCGGCCCGACGGGTCCTACCGGTGCCCAAGGCGCTGCAAGTACGGTTCCCGGCCCCACAGGTCCCACGGGGGTTGCTGGGGCTAACGGCCCGACCGGTCCCACGGGCGACGCTGGCGCTTCGGTTACGGGTCCCACGGGTCCGACGGGTGCCACCGGCCCTGCTGGTAGCGGATCTATTCCTGTAAGCGACGACGGAACGCAAATAACCGCTTCTGTAACATCCTTTAACTTCACAGGCGCAGGCGTAACAGCAACGGCTGCAACTGGAGCGGTAACAGTAAACATTCCCGGCGGTGGCGGCGGAGCCTCTGGCGGCATCATGACAGCAATGATTTGGGGGTAATATGGCAGCGCCAAATTTAGTATCACCGACAACAATCACGGGAAAGACAACCACGACGCTTGTTACAACGGCGGCAACGGCTACGTCTATTCTGAGCAACGCAGCATCTTCGGGCAAGGTTCTAAAGATCAATGCGCTTTACGTTGCTAACGTTGACGGAACATTAGGTTTAGAAGTAACCGTTAATTACTACCCACAGGCGGGGCTTGTAGGTACAGCGGTTCCAATTATTTCTACCGCCACGGTTCCTGCTGATGCAACGTTGGTTGTAATCGACAAAGAAGCCTATGTGTATTTGGAAGAAGACCGGAGCATTGGCATTACGGTTGGCGCTTCTGGGTTTGCAAGCGGAGAAATACAGGTTGTTTGCTCTTACGAGGAGATTTCCTGATGCCTATCGGTAACGGCGGAATTATCGGGCCAGCTAACGTACCGACGATCACAACCGCTTCTGGCGTTTGGTCTTTACGAGAGCAGCAGCAAGCGCAGGGTAGGGGAGCGTGGCCGTTAGCATTAACCACAGATCCTTATTTCGAATACACCACGTTACTGCTTCCTGGCAACGGTACGGATGGTGCGAATAACAATACGTTCTTAGACGGTTCTACCAATAACTTCACCATCACCCGCAACGGCAATACGACACAGGGCACGTTTAGCCCGTTCTCACAGACTGGGTGGGGCGGCGCTTTCAATACAAGCACAACTTATTTGACAGTTACAGATACTGCAAACCTTCGTTTCGGTTCGTCAAACTTTACGATAGAAGCATGGGTCTATAGAAACGCAAGCGGAGCAACCCAGACCATAGCAAGCAAAGGTGCGTCAACACCTACAGGATGGGTGTTTCAAATAAGTTCTGCTGACAAACTTGTTTTTACGGACACCAGTACAAGCATTACTGGAGCCACTTCTATTGCCGCTAATACATGGACTTACGTTGCTGTTGTTCGCGCTGGAACTAGTGCAAATCAAACAACGTTGTATGTCAACGGAACTTCTGACGGTACTGGCACATCTGCAACAAACTTCAATCAAACATCTAATATGTTAATTGGAGCAGACAGAAGCACAACAAACTTTGCCAATGGCTATATATCAAACTTGCGTCTTAGCAACACAAACAGGACTATTTCAAGTACGCCAACGACGGCATTGACCGCCGACGCTAATACGATTTTCTTATCGCTGAACTTGAATCGTTTTCAGTACACAGATAGTACGGCAGCATACACAAACATATCTGTTACAGGTACTCCATCCGTAGTCGCCTTCTCCCCATTCAACCCAACGCTACCGTGGATAGCATCTATCAACGGAGGTAGCGGGTATTTTGATGGGAATGGGGATTCTTTAGGCGCTCCAAGTAATGTTGCTTTAGCAGTTGGGACGTCTGATTTTTCTCTTGATTGCTGGATATACACAAATACCTCATCAAGTACACCATTCTTCATTTTTGATACTCGAAACGCAGACGATGATCAAAGCGGGTTTGTTATTTATAGAAGAGCAACAGGGAAATTGACATTTGCTTATTCGGTTGGAGTTACTTTTACCGCTTATGAAGGAGCAACAACGCTAAACGGGAACACTTGGTATCACGTTGCAGTCACTCGCGTATCAAATGAATTAAGACTTTTTGTAAATGGGGTTCTGGATCGTTCGCCGCCAACGGTATCTACGAACTTTTCCCGTCAAACAAATATATTAGTAGGCGCGGCGTGGAGCTCCGCGACTTCTAACGGATATATCTCAAATTTACGATTGACCAAAGGTGGCATACCTACACTGTTCTCAACATCTAGCACAACGTCTGGTACTGCGATATTTACACCACCATCAACACCTACAACAAGTTCAGATTCATTAACAGCAGGATCATTATCCCTATTACTCAACTTCACCAACGCCGGTATCTACGATGCTACCAGTAAGAATGACTTGGAGACGCTAGACAACACGGTTAACGGTGTACGGATTAGCACAGCGCAATCACAGTTCGGCGGTAGTAGTATTTATTTTGACGGAACAGGGACTGACTATCTTTGGATACAAGCAGATCAGCCTATTCAAAGATTTGGCACTGCTCCTTTCACTATAGAGCTATGGATAAGGCTTGCTGCAACAGGATCGGCTAGAGGCTTGGTTGCAAAAGGAACATCGACAACAGGCTGGCTAGTTTCGTTAAATACAAGCAATCAGGTAGTGTTTACTTACGGAACTAGCACGATTACTTCTACGGGAACGATTTCCGCAAATAATTGGACGTATATTGCTGTGGTTCGAGAAGGAACCGGAGCAAATCAGACTAAGATTTACATTGGCGGCGTAAATGATGGTACGGGTACTGTAAGTACAGACTTTACGCAAACATCGTCTATGTACATTGGAGCTGATAGAACTGGAGGCAGTTTGTTCAGCGGTTACATGCAAGACGTTCGCATCACAAACGGCTACGCAAGAACTGTTACGACCATTCCAACTACAGCATTCCCTGTTATATAGGACTAGACCATGCAACACTGGACAAAGAACGGGTCTATTCCAACAACATTGCCTGACAGTACAGCGGGATGGCAACATGCTCCAGAGCCTCCTACAGATATACCGGAAGGAAAGAACCTTGTATGGCTAAACTGGGAGTGGATCATCAGAGACCCTAAGCCAGAAGATCGCCCAGGTTATCAGTGGAATTGGAACCATGCAGACAGGGCTTGGGTAGAGAGCGCATGGCCACAAGCCGTAATAGAGGAAAATTTGGTTATTGAGCAAATCCTAGCAACAGATCAAATCGCAAGCGTAACAACCGATCAAATAGGAACGCTAGCATGACAACCAAGATTACCGGCGCAAACGTCAACACGCTATCACTAGGTGTTGTAAGCGGTGTTATCCAAACAACTCTGGCGGCTGCGCTTGAGAAGGTAACAATTAGCGCAACGGCTGCAACAGGTACGATCAATTACGATCTATCAACGCAGTCAATCCTGTACTACACCAGTAACGCGTCTGCCAATTGGACGGTAAACATTCGAGGTAATTCAGGAACAACGCTGAATTCCATGATGGCAACCGGCCAGAGCGTAACCATGACGTTTTTAGTAACCCAAGGCGCAACGGCTTACTATAACTCAGCGGTAACTATTGACGGAGCCTCTGTAACGCCTAAATGGTTAGGCGGATCTGCGCCAAGCGCTGGCAATATCAACGGAGTAGATGTTTACACTTATACCGTAATTAAAACGGGCAGCGCGGCATACACTGTTTTTGCTAGCCAATCTCGGTACGCATAATGCCGATTCTCTCTTCTTACGGATGTCTTAAGCCTCTTAGCAATCAACAGGCTCAACCTTATTACGCTACTTTCTTAAACGGCGAATATTGTATTTTTAATACTACGGATCTTAGCCCTGGCAGTAATGATTTCTCGGTTGAGTTTTTTCTCAATCAATCCGTAAGCCCTCCTTCTGCCTCTCAAGACTGTATTTTTGACGCCGGGTATCAGGCAAACTCAGCCGGATTACAGGTAACAATTAACAACACAAGAAATATTATTGCTCGATTTGGAAATGCCAGCGGCGCGGTAACGCTTACATCTTCGTCTACTGTTAACACGGGAACTTGGTATTACATCGCTGTCTCTAGGGTTAGCGGAACGACAAGAATGTTTATCAACTCAACACAAGTTGCAAGCGACGCATCCGTTACATGGTCTCTTTCATTTCCTAATAACAAATTTGGAGCGGGTATCAACACGCTAACTACCAACTATCTTTTTGGCCTTATGGCTTCCTTTAGGCTTAATGTAGGGTCAGGGTTTACATCTACAACCGTTCCTACAGGATTGTTGCCAGTTACAGCGCAGACAAAACTTTTAACATTTCAAAAAAGTACGGTTCTCAACGAAGTAAACGGAACGACAGCCACGACAAACACGGGTGTTTACATGTCTCCAGGCGGGCCGTTTTAATAATAGGATAAAACATGCCTTATTCAAGCTCTAATGGCAAACAATACACAATAGAATTAATAAAGCGCATTAACCCGCAAAAAGTTTTAGATATAGGCGCTGGCAGCGGAACATATGCTCGCGTTAAGAGCGGGGGCCATTGGACAGCTATAGAGATTTGGCAGCCAAATATTGAGCGGTTTAACCTTAAAAGCCTTTATGACGAAGTAATCTGCGGCGATGCTAGAGACATAGATTTCGGTGTTTATGATCTGGTAATACTTGGAGATGTTCTTGAGCATATGTCTAAAGACGAAGCAAAAGCGCTTCTCGACAAATGCAAGAAATCCAAATACGTCATTGTTAGCATTCCGCTCGGCCATTACCCTCAAGACGAATACGAGGGTAATCCTTACGAAAAGCATGTCACTGACAACTGGTCACAGGCTGAATTTATAGAGACGTTTGGCAAGCCTTGGCAAGAGCATCAAGAAGGCGAAATCGGTGTTTTTGTATATCGCAACTTAAAAATTTGCATCTACGCAATCTCAAAAAACGAAGAGCAATTTGTTAAGCGATGGTCAGATTCGTGTAAGGATGCAGATCTTGTTTTGTTAGCCGATACCGGATCAACAGATAGAACTGCAAGCCTTGCTAGAGAATGTGGCGTTACGGTTTATGACATATCAGTCAAGCCGTGGCGATTTGATATAGCGCGAGATACGGCGCTTTGCCTTATTCCTAGCGATTACGATGTTTGCATATCGTTAGACATAGACGAGGTTATGGAGCCCGGCTGGCGGGAGGAAATCGAGCGGGTATGGGAGCCTGAAACAACTAGGCTGCGCTACAAGTTTGATTGGGGGCATAACATTCTTTTCTATTATGAAAAGATTCATCACAGAATTGGATACCACTGGCATCACCCGATTCACGAATACCCAAGGCCGGATTTGAGAACAAAAGAGGTTTACGCGCATACTGACAGGCTTTTAGTTTCTCATCATCCAGATCCGACTAAAAGCCGTGGGCAGTATCTTGACCTGCTTAGGATGGCAGTAAAAGAAGATCCGCATTGCCCAAGGAACGCTTTTTACTTTGCGCGTGAGCTTACTTTCTATAATCTTTGGGATGAGGCCATCCAAGCCTTGCATACTTACCTAGACAATCCAAAAGCAGATTGGCCTAACGAGCGTTGCTATGCAATGCGTTTGCTAGGTAAATCTCATGACGCAAGAGGCGAGCATTGGGAGGCGCTCAAGTGGTACCGAATGGCCGTAGCCGAGGCTCCTGGAACGCGTGAACCTTGGGTAGACGCGGCCATGTCTTTTTACTCAAAGCATATGTGGAAAGAATGTTTTCACGCGGCTACAATGGCTTTAGAGATCAAAGACAAGCAGTTGGTTTATACCTGCGATCCTGAAGTATGGGGATCTAAGCCTTATGATCTGGCAGCAATCTCTGCCCACAATCTTGGGCTCAAAGACGAAGCGATACGATACGGGCAGGCGGCGGTAGATTTATCGCCGGATGATGAACGACTCGCTAGGAATCTTGAATATTATGGAATCGCAAACGCTGCTTAATATCGCTTTCGGCGCTGTTTCAGCTCTTTTTGGCTGGATCTTTCGGATCATTTGGGAAGCCGTGAAAGAGATGCAGCGTGATCTCAGAGACCTGGAAAAAGATTTACCGCATAGTTATGCGTTGAAAAAAGACTATGAGGCAGACATACATGAAATCAAAGTCATGCTTGGCAAGATCTTCGACAAGTTAGATTCTAAGCAAGACAAATGAGTTTTGAAACAGCATACGACAAGATGATGGTCGATGAAGGCGGCTATATCCTTCACACGATCCCCGGCGATACCGGCGGAACAACTTACGCAGGCATTGCAAGAAACAAGAATCCGCAATGGGCTGGATGGGCGTTTATAGACGCAAAAGAAACGCCGCCTACAGAGCTAGTCAGAGACTTTTACCGAACGAACTATTGGAATCCCATACGCGGCGATGAGCTTAATCCTGCTATTGCTCAATCCATCTTTAACTTTGGTGTTAATGCTGGCGTATCGGTCGCAGTCAAGCTCGCTCAGATTGTTGCTAAAACAGCTCCTGATGGCGTTATAGGCCCAAAGACCATATTAGCTCTCAACGGCATGTCAGAAGAGCTTTTCATTGCTCATTACGCGCTGGCAAAGATTGCTCGATACCGAGACATTGTTCAGCGAGATAGAAGCCAGATTAAGTTTCTGCTTGGTTGGCTAAATCGAGCGCTAAGGCTATGAACCCGCTAGGCATAGGCGCAATCATTGACTCTGTGGGAAAAGTCGCTAGCGACCTTATAACCACTGACAAAGAGCGTATAGAGCTGGAGTTAGAGGGTAAGCGTATAGATCAAGCAACCGATCTAGCGCAGATGGAGGTCAATAAGACCGAGGCGCAAAACCAAAACTTATTTGTTGCCGGTTGGAGGCCAGCGATAGGATGGGTTGGGGCAGCAGCTATGGCCTACCAGTTTCTTGCGTACCCGCTACTAGTTTGGTCTTGGACGTGGATGCAAGCAGAGCAAATCGTTCCGCAAGAAGTAAAGCCTCCGCCCATGTTAGACACCGAGGCTTTGTGGGTTATTCTTTCCGGGATGTTGGGGATTGCTGGAATGCGGAGTTTTGAAAAGACGCGTGGTATAGCTCGGTAAGTTTACGTTTGACCATATCGCCTACCGAGTCACCGTGATGTTTTGCTATTAACTCAATGAGAGGAAGCCGCCGAGTCTTAGGCTTCGATAAAAGCCAGTGAGCCCAATCCTCGACGACAAGCGGCATAGCCTTCTCATAAGCTGCCGAAATTTCCTGTCGATCACTGCTCTTCACTTCCTTGATGATCGAAAGCCAGTTCTCCGAGGCTCCAGGCTCGAAATGCTTTATGTTTTTCGATGGTGTCTTCGCATTCGGTTGAGGGCGGCTTCCAGCCGTACTGTCGCCAGATTTCCTCGACGGGCTTGAAGGTTCTTGGCGTTCTTTGCTCTGCAATCAAATCTCTCCAGCTCATCCTAATTTCCTTTGCATTGTGTCAACTTCCATTAAAAAAGTCATTACGTCTTTCTCTAGGTCTTCAATGTCTTTGGGCTCTGGTTGAAAACGAACAACAAACAACTGGAGATGCTCAGGCAACCGTGGATCAAACGATACAAAGTCAACCCACTCTCTACCGGTACAAGCGAGCTGAGCAAGCATCTGGTGTTTGTGCTCGGAAGGCGGTTCGCCCTTCATCATCCAGCCTAAATGCGTGGAGGTTTTTGGACATTTGATTTCGAGTAATCCGTCTGTCCAAACCAAACCATCGGGCGACGCCGCAAAGTTTGGAATTGTCGGGTGATTGACAATAGCAACCTGCTCAACCCAGATGCCCGTTTTAATCTCATACGCGGCTCTTGCAAGCGGTTCGTTAGCCGTACCCCATTCCATATAAGCATTTGTATAAGACTCAATTGGCGAGCCTGTAAGACGCTCTGTAATGATGTCTGCGATGTAGTCGGCTCGCGTTGCCGTTCCTTTTTTTGCTCGCGCGGCAGAAACCCGAGAAGCTGTCACCTTCCCGAGCCGAGCAAGTTTCCATTCCTCGGTTCCTTGTTCCATTAAAACGGCGCCTCATCATCGTGGGTTTCTTGTTTCTTGCTGCTAAGCATCTGCATTTGGTCAGCAACAATCTCTGTGGTGTACCGCTCAACACCGTTTTTATCTGTCCACTTTCGGGTTTCAATTCGACCCTCAATGTAAACCTGAGAACCTTTCTTAACGTACTTATCGACGATCTCGGCCAGCTTCGCCCAAAAGACAACGCGATGCCACTCAGTCTTTTCCTGGCGCTGCCCGTCTTTTTCTTTCCACGAATGTTTCGTTGCTAACGTCAGAGTGCAAACCGCAACCCCTGCGTCTGTGTATTTGGTCTCTGGATCTTTGCCAGCGTTACCGATGATGATCGCTTTGTTTACCGAACCCATACTTTTCCTTTTTTGTTAACTAGTTGCGCTGTTATGCAACGAAAAATTTAATTTGATCCATTTTTTGCTATTGCATGATTGGCATAACATTTGTATGTTTGAGATTTCGTTTTTTCCTCCTAACGCCAATGGCACAATATGATCCCTATGAAATTTTGTATATATGTTTGTTTTGCAATAAATGCAAAGATAATTTTGTTGCTGTAATTTATCTCTAATTTGTTTAACTGGAATAGCTTTTCCCATAAGTAATTTGCGTTTTAATTGCCATGATTTTGCTTTTTCGGGGTTTAGCTTTCGGTATTTTGCTACGCTTTGTTTAGCTCTCCCATCTTTTATTCTTTCATCTCTTGTTGCAGTATCGCCGCCTTTCCATCTGGGATGATCTGCGCCGGTTTTGTGTTTTATAAATCCTTGTCTCAAATTATTTAAATATGTTTCAAGGGCTTTTGCTCTAGATTCGGCGTTGCACATTAAAGGCTTAACTGAATTCCTACAAGAAACTGAACAATAAATTCCTTGACCTGCGTCTAATTGTTGCTTGCGTGGAATAAATAAATTTTGGCATACTTTACAATTTCTAGATCTTGTTTTTAATAAAGTTAATTTATGCGAAGATCTACATGCGTCTGAACAAAAATGTGTTCTCCATACACGAGAAGGAAATACCTCAATGTTTGTTTTGCAGAACTTACAAGTTACGGTTGACAATTAACACTCCCCTTTCAATTAAAAGGCGGATTGTTTTTCGATGAGCAAACTCCCAAAGTTCAAGCCGCTCATTTTTAGACAATTCGCTACCTTGGTCTATCTTGAAGTGACAAGAATAACACAAAGCAGCAATAGCGGCATCGCTTGCCTTTATTCCTTTCCCTTTCCCGTCTCTGAGTTGATTGCTGTGCGCGGCAACAACCGTTCCATCTTCAGTACCACACAACGCACACTCAAACTCGCGTACGGCTTCCAATAGTTTTTGGTTTCTAAACAAGTTTCATCTCCGCGCGATTAGAGGCTTCTTGAGACCTCCAGACCTCGATGTGAGCCTGAGCTGAGATCATCTTCCATCTTAGTGATTCCTCTTGCTCTACAGCCCTTCTAAGCTCTTTCAAAAGTTCTTGATAGTCTTCATGCGCGTAAGCGTCACGTTCCTGAGCTGCAACCGATCCTTCCATGTCTTGCATAAGCAGGGCTTTTTTTACCTTACGAAATTCTTCAAGATAAACCCGCTCTGCTTTTGCTTTTGCGATCAGCTCAGAATGCTTGTAGATAAATTCA